TTGTTTTTATTGCTGTACCAACACCGCATGATCCGGATTATGATGGTAGAGCACCGACCGCACACTTAGAGCCAAAAGATTTCCAATATGATATTGTTAAAGAAGTAATTATTGAAGCAAATAAGCATATGACAAAGAATCAATTACTTGTATTAATAAGCACAGTATTACCTGGCACAGTGCGTAGAGAATTTGTACCGCTTGTAACTAACACACGTTTTGTATATAATCCTTATTTGATTGCTATGGGAACAGTTGCTTGGGATATGGTAAATCCTGAAATGGTAATGATAGGCACAGAAGATGGTACTGAAACAGGTGATGCAAAACAACTGGTTGATTTTTACAAATCTATAATGGAAAATACTCCTCGTTATGTTATTGGAACTTGGGACGAATGCGAGTGTATCAAAGTATTTTACAATACATTTATTAGTGCAAAAATTGGTTTAGTAAATATGATACAAGATGTTGCACAACGACAAGGAAATATTAATGTTGATGTAGTAACTGATGCACTTGCCAACAGCGACCAGCGTATTATGGGGCCAAGTTACATGAAGGCAGGAATGGGAGATGGAGGAGCATGTCATCCAAGAGATAATATAGCTCTACGCTACATGGTCAAAAATTTACATTTAGATTACGATATATTTGATAGTATAATGAATGCTAGAGAATCACAAGCAAGAAATATGGCTATAGAAATTCTTAAACACGGTAATAGGATACAATTTAGTAGTGATAGTTATAAACCTAATGTTGAATATATTGATGGTAGTTACAGTTTGCTTGTTCAGCATTATGTAAAAGAATTAGGTGGTTGGGTTGTTAACGAAAACCCTAGCATATTTGTTAGAGTACATGACACTGATATAGTTCCAGAAAATGTTGTTGTTTTTGATCCTTGGAGAACATATAATGGGCCTAATACTGTAATATACTACGGAAATACTAGACATTTAACGTAAATGGTGTTATAATAACTTATGTATGATATAATTTTTATAAGCTATCAAGAGTCTAATGCAGAACATAGATACTCTATACTAAAGCAAAGATTTCCATATGCTAAACGTATACACGGAGTCAAAGGAATACATCAGGCACATATAGAGGCTGCTAAAATTTCCTTAACAGATATGTTTTGGGTAGTTGATGCTGATGCTATTATAGTAGAAGACTTTGATTTTAGTTATATTCCTAAGATAGAAGAACAGGAATGGGTACATGTGTGGCACAGTAGAAATCCTGTGAATGATTTAACATACGGGTATGGCGGCGTAAAATTATTGCCTCGACAATTAACTTTAGACATGGACACAACTAGTTCTGATATGACTACAAGTATTAGTAGTAATTTAAAAGTAATTGAAGAAGTTAGTAATATTACAGCTTTTAATATAGATTCATTTAGTACTTGGCGTAGTGCTTTTAGAGAATGTGCTAAATTAGCAAGTAAAACAATAGATAGACAAAAAAAGGAGGAAACAGATGAACGACTTAAAACTTGGACTACTTATGCTAGTGGAGATTATAGCGGAGATGCGTTACGAGGTGCTCGCGACGGCATGCGCTTTGGCCTTTCTAGCAGCTCTAATCTTAACTTAATAAATAATTTTGATTGGTTGCAGGAAAAATATAATGAGTAGATTAGTAGCATTTGGCTGCAGTAACACACTTGGAGAAGGATTACCTGATGTTTTACGAGATGATAGACCTAGTAAACATGCTTGGCCACAATTATTAGGCGATAAATTAGGATTATCTGTTGTAAATTTAGGCAAAGGTGGTCAATCAAATAAGTTTATCTGCACCCAAGTATTAGACACAGAATTACACAAGGATGATTTAGTTGTGTTTATGTGGACTTACTTTAGTAGAACTTGCTTTTTTACTGAAAAAGGATTTCCCCGTAGAATTTTACCTAGTCAGATGGACTGGTGGCAATGGCTTCTTCGACATAAAACAACAGATGAGGGAAAATCTAACTTACCTAAAAAAGAAATGAAACTGATTAGAGATGAATACAAATTGTGTGCGAACTATTATAAAGAATATTTTACCTATTTCAATAGTAATTATGAATCATACCAACAAATTAATTTTGCAAAAATGTATTTGGATTCTAAAGGAATAAAGAATTATCATACTACTTGCGAACACTTGCCATTTAGAGAAGATGTTCAATACATAGACTCATTGTCAAATCTAAAGCGAAAAAACACGAAGGTTCAAATTCCAAATTGGAACACAGTTAATATACATTCTCAAACTCTATATGATAAAAATGCTGCAGACGGCTCACATCCTAGTATGAAAGCACATAAAAAAATTGCACAGGATATTTTTAATTTTATAAAGGATTAAATTTACCAACTAGCATATAACGTGTGCCCCTAGTATCTTTAATTTCTTTTTGATGTAATACTTCAGCACGTTCTGGTAATTGATCTTTAAATTCGTCAATAGTATTAATGCAATTCGTATGACCTTTTATATCATACATGTTGTTAGATTGAAATGCAAAATAACATTCGTTAGGAAGTTTAGGAGTTTTGAATACTGATATATCAGTGTCATTTTCCATTGCACCACCACCGAACCATTTCCATTCCTTCATAGGAGGCATATGTTCGCAACTAGTATTAATAATTAGATTTGTATCTATATAAACATCTCTATATGTCTTGAAAACATCGTCGCAGATGTATTCAATATTATTATAATTTGAAAACAATCTATTTTTTGCAATTTGTAATGGTTCTTTATCTAAGTCTATACAAACTATTTTTTTAACTTTATCGGCTATTTCCGGAATCAATATACTTCCATACCAGCTACCCCAAATTGCAACTGTAGTTTTTTCATTTAGTATATTAAGATCATTTACAAATTTAATTAACGTTCTTTTTGACAAAAATTGATTGTCACTAAATGAATCAATTATATCATTTGTAACTTTAGGATTTTCTTTAATTTCATTGAGAACATTTCTAAATATTTGTTCATTAATCATTTATTTTCCTTTGTATGTAATTATCAATTACTACTATGTCCAACCCACATTTGTGAAATGTAGCAATAGCATCTTCTGGAGTTTCAACAATAGGTTCTTGGCAGTTAAAACTAGTATTAAGCAACATAGGAACACCAGTAATAGCATAAAATTCGTTAATTAAGTCGTAATAACGATCATTAAAGTCTCTATTTACAGTTTGTATACGTGCAGTTCCGTCTATGTGTGTTACACCCGGTATTGCATCACTGATAACCGGCATAATACGACTCATGTACGGACTAGGCTGATTAGTATCAAAGTAGTCTTTGTAATGTTCTTCAAGTACACTTGGTGCAAATGGCCTAAAGTCTTCACGTAGTTTAATTTTGCTGTTTATTATATCTTTAATTTTAGGATTTCGAGGATCAGCAAGTATACTTCTATTGCCTAATGCTCTGTTGCCGCTTTCGCTTTTGCCCTGAAACCATCCTACTATCTTGCCATCAGCAATAGCTTGTGCAACTTCTTTAAGATTTACCTCTTCTTTGCCTACGTAGTTGTATTCTAATCCTGAATACACACTTGGAACGTGTATATTATTATTTTGTGTATAATCAGCATGCATATATGTACCAAGTGCTTGGCCTTCATCACCTACAGCCGGCGGCACATGAACATTAGCCCAATGTGTTGTAAATTGTTCATTTATATAACCATTGTATGCAACACCTCCTGCTACACATAAATTGTCACAAGTTTTTAATGGGAATATATATTCTTCAATTAGCTGTTCTGTAAATTTTTGTAATGTATATGCAACATCTTCTTTTGGAACTCGATCTAAAATTGCTTGGTACCCTTTTGGCAGTTTATAATTAGGATTTTGCATATACATATCTAACATGTCGTTTATTTCGTCGTTAAATTTTCCAAAACCAGCTAGGCCCATTGTCTTTCCTGCGCCTAAATAACCAAAACCAATATCTTGCGATAGTCTATTCCACAGTCCGCCTACGGGTACTTTATCACTTAAATCTATTATGTTATCAAATTTGTCAATAAAGATACAGTTATAGTGCCACCCTCTTCCGTCTATCGCTAATATATCAGATTTTTCATATCCAGACGTTAAGTATGCATAAGCAGCATGACTTTGATGATGATCTATATAATAATATGTATCAGTCTTGTAATAATCCCAAAGCCCTGTAGGTTTAAATTTAAGAAAATCCATGTTAGGAAGACTTTCTTCTAGTAAGTCAACAACAAACTGTTGACCTAAATTACTTACAGTAAATGCAAAAAGTTCTTCTTTGTCTAAATAATTTGAAAGGAAGTGTTCACAAAAGAATTGACGACTTGGATCTTCGTCGTGAGAGTTATTAGGATTTAAATTGTGCTTTATCCTATTATGTCTTTCTATTTGATTATGAAATGTGCCATCATATGTATTATGGTCATGAATATTTACAGCAACAGAATATATTTTCATCTTGTCAGAGTTTCGCTCTCAATAATTTCTAATATTTCGTTCCGCCTTGCTTCAGGCCTTCTAGGTATAATATCCATACATGTTGTACAGTATTTTTCAAACTCGAATAAATCGTAGTTCATCATCTTATCTATATTATCTACAGTAATATCAAACTCACGAGATCCGTTAATTGCTTTTCTACTACAGTGCCTTATTTTTTGTATTTCAAAGTCGAATACAGGCACTTGCGGAAACTTTGCACATATTCGTCTTTCAATTTCAGGTGCTTGTACAAGCTCATGATCTGAAAAGAAGTCAGGCGATCTTGAATTGTATTCTTTAAATTCAGTATTTTCATGATCAATTTCTATTAGATCAAAATTTTCTCTATACTTGAAGTAGTTAGGTGTTTGAATAATAAGATTATAATTATTCATATCATTCTTTGGCAAGAACGGATAGTTGCCTAATTTTTCAATTTTATCTTCGTAAAAGTCTAACACTAAATGCTCTATATAAATGATATCAGGATCTTCAAGTATGTGTGGATAAAACTTACGAACTAAAGAGTTTGATAACACTTGTGGAATAAGATTAGGATGCTTTTTAATTTCAGCAATTACTTCATCAAGATTTTTAATTAGTCCAGGTTCACCGCCTAGTAAACAAATTCTTGTTTTATATGGAGCAAGTCCTTTTAAAATAGTACGTACTAAATCCATATCAACATGTAGATAGCGCATTTCTAATGTCCATGCTGTACAATAGTGACAGCTCTTATTACAAGATTTTGATAGATAAAAATCTACAGTTCTATATTCACTGCCTTTTAGCTGTTTAAGTGTCAATGCCATTAATAGTTACCTTTGTATATTTTTTAAAAGTGGGAAATTTCCAGTGTTCATCTAATTCGCCTGTCCTAAACTTCTCTGGTACATTTTTATTTAACACGTCTGAATGTTGAGTGCGTTCAAGTTGGCTATTTGGAAATCCTACACCTACAAGCAATTTTGGATTTTGTTTTATTCCTAGTATATTACGTATTGGTCTTGTGTCTAATGCTGAACAAATACCTGTGTTGTATCCAAGTAATCCTGCTGATAGTATAAGTTCTCCAACCGATATACCCATAGAATATGCTAATTGATCGTTATATATATTAGCCGCGTTGCTATTGGGATTATCTTTTCCTGCTTGGTGTGTTACTCCACGTGATTCGCCTTCTTCTTTCACATATACAAATAGTGCATTAGCATAGATTTGAGAATTAGTTACAGATTTAGTATCGTTTTGTATGTATACATCGTTTTCTATTTTGAAACTTTCGTCGTAATCGTTCTGATCTCTTATTAATGTAAATTTTTTTGTATGACTGTGTATTTGTTTTATAATAGTTTGATCAGTATACACATGTAAACTATAGTGTGTTTCATTTTGCTTACTAGGAGAGTTAACAGCTACATGTATGAGCGTATCTAAATCTTCTTGTGGAATAGTTTTAGTTAAATCATAATTCCTTTGTGCTTTATTTGTAGCTGTAGAAGCATTTTTCAATCTTTTTTGTACGTTCATTATTTGTTAAACCTTACTATGTCGTTTATATTTGGTTTGTCTTCTATCATTATGCCTTGTTTGTCATGACTTGCAATTACAACTCCGTCAATTTCAACGGTTGTCGCTAAAGGATCTTCTATATTAGCTTTGTAACCTATCTGCACAACTAACAAAGGCGCTTCTGTAATCTGTGGCAGACTATCCCAACTGAGCCCTACTTTGTTTTTATTTTTTTTGTATTCTCCGCGACTACCTTTCCAAGACCATTCAGGAAATGATTTAATGTACGATATTGCTAAATCATTTTCTAAACAAAGTCCTGCTAGTATTTTTGTAAACATACCTACCTCAATAGCCGCTAGTGTCCGATTTGAGTTTTCTCTAAATCTATGTTCGTCAATTTGTGTATATCTAACCGAAGGTTTATTTTCTTCATACCTTCGTTCATAATCTTTAATAAATTTATTCTTTTTTGCTTTTCTTAATTCAAAAACCAAAACCCACCCTGGCATATTATTATTAGTACCTTGTGATATATGTTCTTCTTTACTTCTGTCGAATTCGTTCACAGAGCCAGTAGGAAACAAACAACAAATTTGTTCTACTATACGCTTCTCTTCCAAGTCATCAATGCCAAATGCATGTATTTTAAAAGGATATAAATTTTGCTTAGAAGGAGAAATATTTTGTGTCCTTTTAAGTAAATCATAAATTAGTTCTTTGCTTGGCATTTTGTGTGGATCCCAAGCTGCTCTAATTTGTCTACGTTTGCTATATAATTCTTCAATGCTCATAGTACATTTACTACCTTTTCAAAGTTTGGTTTTAAATCCGAAATTTTATTCACATCACGTTTATACATATCACCAAACCCTGCCAATTGCACTAAGAAAGGAACTTCTTTAATGAAATCCCATTCAGATTCAGACCATTCATCTAATGACCCAGGAATACACGCTATAAAAGAAGTGTCAATATTATTTTCTAAACACTTGGTAGAAAAGTTTGCTGCAAACATTCCTGCTTCAAACTGTGCTATAGGTTTTGCCTTTTCGTATTTTTTAGTTCCTACAGGGAATGTTTGTTCGTAAACAATTCCTTTAGACATATTCATTTTTTGATTTTCATTTAATTCTGTTGCTACTCGATATGTGTATATTAAAACATAAGGTGCATATTTTACATTCCAAAATTGCGGTATTAGATCAATTTTATAAAGATGTTTTTCATATTTCTTTAGTAATTTTAAGTTTGTAATCTTCTTTCCGTTTGCTTTAGATTGATTTGATAAACATTTATAATACAATAATTCTCTCAAATGTGATTGCTTTGGTCCTAGCACATGAACATTATAATTCATAAAATTATTTTTTGACGGAGTATATCTCCAAGCGTAATCTAAGCAATCGTTAATTATTTTTTCATCTGGTAGATCATCAGTCCATTCTAAAACATACTTATAATTTTTCATTTATTATCACCGTCTACAAATTTAAATATAGTCTCGAAGTCTGGGTCTTTGTTATACTTAGGATCCATTGGTACTGATCCATCTTTTTTAAGTCTTTGATAAAAATACTCTTTTCCTTTACCCAACGTCATCATAAGTACAGGTCTAAATCCCCACTCACCACTTACATACGGCATAGATTTTGGCCATTCTTTTCTTTCATTACAAAAACATATATTATAAGATACGTCCCAATCTCTATCAAGTGCAGCACCTGTAATTGTTTTTGCTACCATCCCTACATCAATTGCATTTGATTCTCTATTTTTTGTGTTAACAAATTCCCAGTCTTCTAACTGCCATTTACTACTAGTTGATTCAAACCAATATTTAAAATGCGGATTAGGAGGTGCTTGCCTCGGAGTAATAATAAAAGTCCACGGCGCACTTGCTATATGAAAAAGACCAGGATTAGCAACATACTCGGTAGATTTAGTTGTAGTACCGTAGGCTTCGTAGTCTACATCAATCTTCCTACCTTCAGCAATTTCCCATAGACTATGACTACGTTCTTTGTTAGGACCTAGCACCCAAAATTTATAAGCATATGCTTTTTGTTTAGATGTTGCAAGAGAATAGCCTATACGCAATATTTCCTCTACTTCTTCTTTAGTAGGAATTATCTCAGTATCGTAATGTACCACATGTTTTCTTTTTCCTAATGAATCTTCGATCATATACTTGTCCTCATAGTTTGTATAATAGTGCTTATTTCTTCATCTGTAAGCCAAGCATGTACAGGTAACGATAAAACGGTGTCTGCGGCCGTCTTAGACGCTGTACAAGCGTCTCTCCTGCTGTTTAAGCTGTCATACATACTATTTGCACTTAAAGGTGTTTCGTAGTGTATACTGGCGTTTAAAGCGGTTTTTACACGTTTTCTTGTATCTTTGTCTTTAAAACGTACAACATATTTATGGTAATTATGATTCAATCCGTTTGACATTGATTGTGTTACAACGTCTAAGTCAGCAAATGCATTGTTATATTGTTTGGCTATTTGTTGTCTGCGCTCTTGATTGCGATCTGCATTTTTAAGCCTTTGTTTAATTATCATGGCATTAAGAACATACATGCGACTATTGTATCCGAGCATACTAAAGTCTTTGTCTTTACCGTGACGTCTAATCATTTTTACACGACGAGCAATGTCTTCATCGTCTGTAAGTACAACGCCGCCGCCGTTTATACCTGCAATTACTTTGTTGCTATTAAAACTGTATACACTACAGTCTCCAATCGTACCTGCTTTTATTCCGTGTAAACTACTTCCTAAACTTTGTGCGGCATCTTCAATAAACAATATATCCTTGTCTTTGCAAAATTGTTTAATTTCTGTAGTATCAGTCATATTACCAAATAGGTGTGGGTATATAATTGCTTTAACTTTATCACTGTACATACGTTTAATGCTATCTAAACTAATATGATATGAATCTAAATCAATGTCACAGAACACAGGAGTAGCACCTACCATACTCGCACAAGCTGAACTACTAATCCAGCTGAAGTCAGTTACTAACACTTCATCATCTTTGCCTATATTGTGTGCTAATAACGCAAAATGTAATGCATCTGTAGCACTTGCTACACTTACACAATATTTTCGACCTACCAGCTTGGCAAATTCATTTTCAAAGTTTTCGTTATTTTCATAATTATTCTGAGTCATAAAACTTTCAAAGATATCAAGATACGCTGATCTATTTTCTTTATATTCTCTGTCCCAAGCATCATATCCTGTCATATTGAGCTTCCTTCCTATGTTTTGAATTCATAATATCAACTCCGCAATGACACCAAGTTTTTTTACAAGTGATCGGAACTAATGTATTATCAGTCAATCCTTCAAATATATTTCCAATAGTTTTTCCTAGTCCACATGTACTTTGCTTTATATCTCCGTCTCGGCTAATAAACAAATTTTCATATATATTACATGTCCAGTCTAAGAATGTATTTTTTCTTTCTACAACTAGTTGGTTATCTGTAACATGACTTTTCTTGTTATCACTAGTTACTTTAACCATTTTAAATTTGTCTTTTTCTTTTGCGGTACTAATTTTATTTTCATTTGAATTTGTTTTAAAAAAATCAAGATGTTCTTGTTTTTCATAATAGTACGGATCGACTTTGCTAGTTAACTCTGCTAGTACAGGAGTATATTCAATTCTATAGTTATTGCAAAGTTGTTTTACTTTTTCTGCAACATCAACGCACTCTTCGAAACTATCTTTGTTCATCATTATTTTAGTTTTCAGATGTACTTTATCCTGTAAAAATTGTGTAACTTTAAGATATTGATCTAAGTCGGTAAACTCTGAGTGATAACTACCTATTACAACATCAAACAAATTATAATTTTCTTCCCACCAACTAATGTCTCTTGATAAATTTGTATTAATTGAAACTCTACTATTTTGTTTTGATACTAAACTGTTAAATTTTTTAATAACAGGTATTGTTCCATTCCACATAGATGGTTCACCACCTGTAATTTTTAAAAAGAATTTATTAATTCCTTTTAATTGATACGTAGTAATTAAGTCTTCAAATACTTCTAATGATTTATCAACTTTATTATTATTCTTATAATCACCACCGTTACTAAATGTGTTACAATACGTGCATTTAAAATTGCACCAATTATTTACTTGCCATAATATAGTAAGAAACCGTTCGTCTTTTGGCTGAATAGCAATAATATCATCAAACGACATTAATCTCTTACTCCGCGTCTATGCCAGTCAAGTAATCTTTGAGACTTATGAGCCCATATTTCTTTCTTTACACGTTCTTGTAAGTTTGATTCGCTAGGTTTTGTTAGTGTAAAGTCTACGTTATCTCGTAATAACGGGTTACCAGGATTAAACCCTCTGTTTGTATTAACTAACAATAAACTAAAATCTTCTTCTTTTGCTATTTCTACAGCACGATCCATATCTTCTTCGTTGTAGCCAAACACAATATATTGCCAAACAATTAAATGTCCACGATCTCTGCCTTGTTTCATACGTTTCCATACTTCGTCAAAGTTTGATCCTATTCTATATAGCTCGCTTTTTTTATCAATTCCGTCTACACCAAAGTACCAAGCATTTTCTCCTACACCATAACTATATGCTTCGTTCCACCATGCGTCACTTTTGCCGCTTCCTACTGTTGCAATTCTTACACGTTTTCCTTTACCGTCGCATCTTTTTAACAATCCTAAAAAGTTAGGATGATAAATTGGATCGCTTATTTGACCGCAAAAGGTTAATCCTTCGTCGTAGTAGTCTAGTATTTTTTGAAAATTGTCTTCAGATAAATCAAATGATCTTCGTATTTGATCTTGGCTAGTAATTTTTTGACGTATGCACTGAGGGCATCTAAAAGCACAACGATGAGAGGCATCAATATTAGGACGTTGCTTACGTTGTTCTATTACATATTGATCAGTTATTCTTGTCATTGTTGACCTTTCTTGTCGTCACCATATTTTTCAAGTGTTTCAACGAGTTGATTGCTTACTTCTATTTTTTCTTCTTCTTTAACAGCATCTTTATCTATATCAACTCCGCATTTCTTTTTACACATATAGGAAGCACATTCAGGTTTGTTTAATAGCATTTGAAAAAACTTTTCCCATGTATCCGATGTAAATATATCTTCTAAACTATTATTATTTTCAAGAGCTAATTTAGGATCTTTTAAACCTGCTTCTACTACGTGCCTATAAACAGGTGGATCATCTAGCCAACAGCAGGGTAACATATATCCGTCTGATGTATATGCAGCTCCTTTATTGTCTCTAGCACCAAAAGCTAGACATTTAGGTTTTATTTTCATAATTGTTCCCATTCTTTGCAAGTAATTAGAACATCAAATATATTTCCGTACCATCCAAACCCATTTGGGCCTTTAGGAGAAAAAAGCATAAAACTATCTGGGTCAACAAGTTTTAATTTTTTTTCTTTTGTATACATAATGTTTACTAAAAGAAAATCCCTATGCATAAAAATGTCATCATCTGAAACATGAAATCTCCATAAAGATGCATATAATTCTATAATTTGTGCTGTAATGTTTCTTCGTTCTTCGATACTAAGTTTTTTAATTTCACTTATATTATCTAAGTTAAAACCAGAAACATCTTCCATAGTAATGGTCATTGCATCTTTGTCAAATGAAAGTATTTTTACTAACTTATCATTTTTTTCTTGCGCTAATTGATATAGTTCCCACCATCTGTTTTTATCCATTCCAGCTTTCAAAAAATGCGATTTACTATTTAATTTTTTTATCATTTAAGTTGTTCCATTGCTTGTACAATAGTATCTATGTTAGGCTTCTTTATATCACGTTTCCAATATATAGTTCCACCGTCTGTTCCTGGATCTCTCCGTTCGTAAATTACATCCTTGCCATAATACTTGCACTCTTGAAATATTCTAGGAGCAGGATCAAAAGTTTCTTTAGTGTATACATATGTTTCAAACATACTCATAAGATTTTCTACTGGTACAAATACATTGTTGTTCTTTATATTAACATAGTTTTCGTCATATGTCAAGATCCCGTGATCCGGATATTGGTCTATAACTTTCTCAACACTTGCATAATACTTGTCGTTAGTACCTAAAAACAAATGCTTAAATTGTATGTTATCAGTGTGTGGCTTGAATATGCTAAAGTTAATAGTCTTTTCAAAGTGTGCGCCTACACCATTAGGGTAAACTTCAGTGTCACATAGGTCTACTATTTGTTTAGGATTGTAAAATTTAACAGCCTTGGGATAACCGTCTATATGGTTTTCTGAATACACACTTATGACATTACCATCAAACAAGCGATATAATATACGTTTTTGTACATCATTATAATCATTAAAGCTCTGCCAACTAAGTGTCATCATACTACGACCCATGATAAGTGTAGTATCATTTAGTGCCGGAACATAATCGTCTATAATAATATTATGACAATGTATATATTTGTTTTTAATTGAATTTAAATAATCTTCTTTAGTAAAGTTTCGATGTGTTATAACAACAACCTGTGCAGAATAACCAGCTTTGTTAAGCATATCACAGTATTCATAACTGTAATACAATAAGCCGTCAACTGGTTTGCTTGTCACTACTATATTGATCATTATTATTGTCCTATGAGCGAAACAACTAAGTGGTATCTAGATTCTTTACTACCATTAAGAGCTGTGTGTTGAACTTTAGTATTTGTATGCCACCATTCATTTTGTGGAATATGCATTACTTCGTCTTCAATTATCATTAAACAGCCGTCTTGGGTTTTTAATGGAAAGTGTATCCTAGTAGAAGGGTCAGTATGCCAAGTTAAGCATGTTTTTGGTTTAGATTCCATTATGCGTATTCTACCTAAGTTATAATAAATTTTAAGTTTTGAATAAATTTCTTCGAATAGTGTTCCTTTAAATGGAGTACACAGTTCGGTAAAATCTTCTTCTTTTAAAGGAACTTCGCGTAGCTTAATATCCATTTGACTTTTGTTAGATTTTTTATTATCGTAATAGTCGGCCCAATCATATAAAAGAGAACCTGCTCCAAATGATGTATCATCTTCATGCCCAGGTATACTGTTTACACATATCTGCGCCCGTCCGTTCCATTGTATAATTTTATTATCTAATAAGTTTTTAAATTCCTCATACAATGGTAATATTGGAAGTACTGACACGGGAGTAAAATGTTTCATTATATTACCTTTTCCTAATTTCTTCTATGTACGACTGATCACCTTTATAAAAGATGTGTTGTATATTATTTCTCCAAAGTATCTCAACTTTTTCGTTGTGTATATCCCAATCAGAAAATATATCCGGTCTGCCTGCTTTAAGTCTTTTAAAGAATCCTGCAGAATTATCACGTGACCATATTACAAGGGGGTACTTAGTAAGTTTGGGCAAACAATAATTCAAATCCATAAAATTATCAGTTTTATCTAATAATTTTTTACTATCTGTTCTAAACTTTTTGTATACATAATACCTACTGAATACACGTATTACATTATTAGACATAACTTGACAGCCAGATGCTTGTATAGGATTATCATTGTCATCAAAAACAAATGTAAAAATCTCCATTCTATCTAACCGAAGGGTATCTTTACTGTAATTTTTTTCTAAACGATCACCCGCGCACTCTTTGTACATTTGTTGCAGTGCATTTTCACATAACTCTGTTTCTGTATTTGTATATGATCCGTTTTCTATATAACTAATTAATCTCATGCTAGTATTGATTCTACTTTAGTTTTAAATGATTGAAAGTCAATTGCAGGTATGTTATTCCATCTTGTTACAAATGCACATCTAGGCGCTTCAGTAATAACAACTCTATGCATAGTTTCTGTATCAATAAGACACGGCTTATCGATAATAATTTCACCAATTTTTCTATCAGCTAAAAACTTTTCAAATTCTGGAGTGCCTTGTCCCATTTTACTTTGTGCGTAAAATTCGTGATAGTAATAATAACCTTGAGCATTTACTTCAGGGGTATATACTTCATCAGGCTTTGTTTCGTAATAGTCTAATCGACTAGCGCCTAATACAGGATAAATGATATTATATCCTTGTGAGTGTTCGTTGTTTTGATCGATATCTGTGTGCGGAAATACATCCTTCTCGGTACTATCTGCTGTGTTGAAGCCTGTTGAACGGAATTGATAATAAGGATGTACCTTTCTGTGCTGAGACAAGATAGGATCATATATTTGTTCATAACCAGTAGGTTTACCAGTCATATTATATTCTAATGAGTAACTCTCAAAAGGCGTCTTGCCAAAAACATTAAAATCTTCTCCAGCTCTTGCGCCTTTTACTTTTTCATATAGATCAAGTAATAATTCGTGTTGAGGATCTACGTCTACATATTCGGCAATATTAGGTATCATTTAATGCACCTTCTACAAACGGATCGTCATATTCTTTAACAAACACACCGTCTTGTAATAGTATTGCAAAACGTTTACAACGTATGCCCATTGATTCGCCAAAGTCAATATCTTTATTAATACTTTTAGTAAACACCGCTAATGGATCTGCAACAGCATCAATATCTTTGTGTCCGTGTAACGTATTCCATTCGTGCATAACACTAGGGTCATTAACACTAACAAACACAACCTTGCAATTTAATTTATCTAAATTATTTGCATAGCCAGGCAAATGTCTTTTTGTACAGCCCGGAGTAAACGCTCCAGGAACACCGCATAATATTACTTTGCCTTGAGGCATTTCGTATGGTGCATAATCACCGTCTTTTAATATATACAGTCCCTTATCGGTTATTTCCATTTATTGCTCCAATCATTATATTCATTTTTAAAGTAATCTTTATTATCAGATTTATACAGCAAATAGTTGTTTATCTTATCACTAAGTGCTTTAAAGTGTTCTTGGTTATTAGGTATTACGTGTTTCCACCCATAATTAGATACATCTGTATATACTACATTTGCTCCTAGCTTTTCAAATATAGTTTTTGTCTGTGGCATATGTCGATTACCACCTTCTTCACCGCTGGGAGTAAAAGTAAGAAGTATAACATGTTTATCTGTCCAAGGATATCCTTTGCCGTGATCTAAATTCATATTTGATATTACTACAGCCCAGTCTAATAAATTCTTTGTACTTGAACTCATCATTCCGGTAAATTCTGGTATTGCAAATACGAACTTATTAAATTTATTCATCATTTCAAATAATCTAGATACTTCTTCAGGTATAACTGAGTCCATACCATTTACGTTTACTACAGGTATATTATATTTTGATAAACAATCTATTCTATCAAACTTGCAGCTTAATAGTTTTAACCCTCTATGATTAAGACTGGTTGGGGCTTGTGATGTACTAAGTGCTAATATCATAATGTTACGTCTACTACTAAACGTTGTCCTGCAAAAACATCTAAGTCAAGTAGGTGTTCTTTGAATATTTGACACGACTCTTTGTACTCATTCATTTGATTAGAAATTGTATTTAAAACAAGATCGTCTCTCCAGTGCCGTTGTGTTGACATAGGTTCTTGAATTATTGCGTTAGGGCTATTATATAAGTTGCGTGTAATTTTATTAAAAAAGTCAAAATGATCATCTGGTCTATACAGTAGTACTCCGCTCCATATAACTTGATCTACATTAAAGTTAACATCAAAAGTTCTTTCGTCATTCCATGACTTGCATCTAAATTCTATATTGTCGTGATCTTTCCATTTATCAGTTGCAATACTAATAGGCTCCTTTGAAGTATCAAAGCCCATATATTTAAAATCAGTATACCCTTTTTTGTGTAAAATTTCAACGACAGGTCCGTGTCTACAACCTACATCAACAATTCCTTTACACTGTTTTTGTATAATAATGTCAGCTTGAATTTCAAATATTGGGTATGCTTCAACTGTATCAAGATACGCCATATCTTCAAATGCATAATCTTCTTTTAAAGGTACTGGTCGCTTGTTATTAGTATCTACGCTTGTTCTTATATTAGGCCATGGTACTGTTATCATTCAAATCTCACTGGTTTATAATCGTCAACTGCCACACTGTAATCAAATGCTGTTCTCCAAAGTTGTCTGTCTTTGTTTTTAACAGCACTTCTACGATGGCTTGTAATTAATTGATCCATAAACAACAAGTCACCTTCTCTAAACACATGATGTACCATGTATCTTGAACGTGTAACTATACTGTTTAATCGCTCAAAGAACACATCGAATTCAGCATCTGACATTTGTTCTCCGTTTACCCATGCTTTGTACAAATAGATAAACATAGGATAAAAATATTCCGATCCGTCAACAGGGTGCCTTGCTACAAGCGGGCGCCTATCAATAGTTTCTTGATAGTGTTCTTGTCCTGTACGGAAATCATTTTCGCCCTGATTTTTATATGCTTTTGAATACACACCATCATCACGCCAAATTCTAGCACGTGGTCCTTCATTGTTTAAATTGATTTCAATACTGCGAAAGTATTCTTTGTCAGCTTCTGGCAAGTCCTGAAAACTTGCACGTTGATCAACTAAACTAAGAACTGTATCAATACATTCTGTTTCACAATAAAGTCCTACACATATCTCATCAAAGTTATAGCGTCCTGTTCCGTTGGCATGCCATTCAAGTTCAGTAGGACCAAACATACCAATAGCTTTGCCGTCTATAACTTTACCTGATACAATACTAATCTGTGGACTGTCTTTCGGATTCATAAAGTAATCTAATTCTTCAACTTTACCCATACGTTTACAAACTTGTGCAAGCTCTTGTCTTGTTAATTTTTGGTCATGCAATACAGCTGAACCGTTGCGGACAATCTGTTCTACTAAGTCCTTGTATTCTTGGTCAGTATAGTCTAGTATGTTTTTGTCGTTCATTTTTTTTACCTCATAAATCTTTAAAAAGCGGAGTTAGACAAATCCTCGCAGAGTCATTCCACTTCATACGCCTGCGTCTTATGTAATACTTATCGCGGGTGGTTGCAAGATAGAAACAATTTGAAGGAGTAAAGTTATACTCCTTGCATATCTCTAATTGTTGACTTCTATATCTATTGTACATTGTATCTACAGCAAACTTTGACATTATCAAATTCATAGTGCGTACACCTGTATAATTCCAATTTTCAAATTCTTTTAATTTATGCAATGTTGGGTGTGGTTGTTTTGTATATACTAGGCCTAATCGTTGTCCTACTAATCCAAAACCTTTTGAAAAACTAAAAAATACTTGTTCAGTATTTGCAGGCACATCTATTCTTTGTTTATCAGTCGAACTAACATATGTACAATCTAATATAACTGGTGCAGTTGTTTTTGGTAAATTAAAATAATTTCCGTCAGCCGCCGAAGGTACACTAACATATAATGGTTTGATAGGATCAATAATTCCATTTACCGCAGCCTTTCCTGTTTCTTCGTCCATATATTGGCCAGGTACATCACAGGTAACTTGTCCAGGAGTGCTTATAAAGTCTGGGTATTCGTACTCACCATAGCACAGTCGTTGCCAGTCTCTTTTGTCGCTAAGTTTCCAGTGATGTATTGCATCTGTTGCACCATGTGTAAAGTAACAGTAAGGAAAATTAGATAAGTCTATAATATCACTTACCCATTCACGATGCTGATTTTCCACTTCATCAAATTGGCTAGTTGCATTGCCGACACCACGTTCAAAATATGTGTCACTAGCAAGTTGCTGAGTGAGCAATGTTTTTACATCTTTAAAAGTAGGAACATCAACCCAAGGATAACTTCTAAGTTGTTTTTTTATATCTAGTTGCATACTCGTTTGTAGTCGCATGCTACTCTCCATAGCAACCTATCTCCCATAACAGGTGTGCGTCTATGTAGTGTTGTAAATTGATCCATTAACAGCAAATCGCCTTCTTGAAATACGTGATGTGTTTGATAACAACTTTTAAATATAATAGGCTTTAGTCGTTCAATAATTTCTTCATGGTCTACTTGCTTCTTTCCTTCCCATGCTTTAATAATAAAATGATAAGGAAAGTAAAAATAATCTTTACCAGTATGCGGATGTTGTCCTACTAACGATCTAATACTACCTTTGTTCTTACTCATAAATTCAAGCTCAGGATCGTCATCATCAAGATGGTACATTGTATCATTTTGAAACTTTAATCTAATTGTAATACTACGCCAGTACTCTTGTTCTTCCTTAGATAAATTATAAAACGGGTCGCTTGTATTACATATAGACAACGTAGTATTAGGATCACCTTTAATACAGTATAATGCAATAAGTATTTTATCTATAAGATGCCTGCTATTTCCGTTTGAATGCCAGCCAAGTTCGCCACCGCCAAACATTCCTAGTTTGTTTCCTTGTTCGTCTTTGCGATCAGAAACTAAAAATAGTTCTGGATGATCTTTAGGATTCATAAACAATCCGGGAGCTTCACATTCACCTATACGTTTAAAAAATTGTACAATTTGATCTTCTGTAAATTCTTGATCGTGGTGAATTGAAAGGCCTTGTGTTTGTATTTTTTTTACTAATTCTCTTAGTTCTGTATCATCATAATTATAAACTTGCGATGTCATCGGTACCGTCCAAACTAAACATTAGTGCTATTCTAGGTTTATCGCTCATGTTAACTACAGCATGTGGATAGCCAATATTAAGGAAATTTGCTGTTCCGTCTTTTAGATTATATGCTTCTAGTTTTCCATCACGTTTGAATAAGTTTACAACATTAGCACCACCATACACAGGTACAATACAACGTACAGCATAATTAACATCATAGTCAACATGAAACGGTATTGTTTTGCCTGGAGCAAGTTTAGTAATGCGTATACGACTTGCAGGCGCTTTGCATTGTGTTACTATTTCTTCAAAGTAACTTCCAGTATAATCTTCTGTAGGCACATTATATAAGTGTTCTTCTCGGCGTCTTAGACGCTCTTTAATGCTGGCTGTGTGCGGTAATACTTCACTAGGTGTAGTTAGATTTATTTGTTCGAAGTTATCGTACACATCCATAACTAGTTCTTCATGATTCATACAAAGACCTGGATTTGCTGTACGTACATCAACAAATTTTTCTGCTAGTTCATTAGTAACTTCTCGTAGTTTTTTAAGATCTACTGTTACGTCTAATTCGGCTATTGTCGGCAAGTTTTGCTTCTTCATCATCACTCCTTGAATTTAATTACATTATACAAGATTTTTTGTTATTTGTCAAGTAGTTAAATTTTACTATTTACAAATAATTTTTCAGCAATCCATCCGGCAGTGTCGTACTTGTGTAATCTTACTTTACGGAAGTTATTATGATGTTGTCTATGATAGCCTTCACCTGCAATAAAAAAGTTAAGCCAAGGAACATCTGCGCCACCTTCAACCTTATGTCCTACTGTATTAAGTAAACCAAATCCTATTTTAGCAAATACAAATGGTGTTGCACAAAATGCAATCCAAAACAATGGACTAATTAAAAAGCTGGCTACATTTACTACAATTAATATTTTGAACCAATGCTTATGACAAAATACTAATCTTGGATTAGAATATAAGTCTCTAGCATACTTCATTGGTATTTTAGGAATGTCCCAAGTTGTTAGTAATACTTTCCAGTAACCTACATGTTTGGCTGCATGCGGATCATGTTCAGTATCACTATGTGCATGATGCATTCTATGACTAGCAATCCAACCAATGGGTGTACGAATACAAGCCACCATTAGCATTGCTAAGCCAATAGTTTCAAACCATACTGGTACTTTAAATTGTTTATGACAATAATATCTGTGTAATAGTATGCTGGCGCCCCAATGACTTATCACTTGGCTCCATAATATACCGATTAGAATTGCGATTAAAATTTCCATTTGTACTCCTACAAATGTATTTATCGCAGATTATCTATGATTTAGATTAAGTTGGCCCAAGCGCCGCTTTCGTAGCCTTGGAATTTATTATCTGTTGTATTGTAAATAACCATTCCGTTCGCGGCTGTAAGTGCATCGCGTTCTACTGTTGTAAGCGAACCAAATTGTACAAACCCAGTTACAGTAGTATTCCCGTAAACTTCTAATTTTTCTGTTGCTTCTGCAAAACTACCTACTGCTAAATTACCGTTTGATAGTGTCACTGATAAATTACCACTGTTAAAATCGCCAGCTGGATCAGACATTAAATAAAGCGAATCTTTGTTTGCAAGCACAATAGCACTTGTTCTAATTCCGTTTGTGTCTTCTCTTGTAAAAGATACAGTTCCGAAACTGGCTGTACTTGCACTTATATCTGTTGCAGATGATCTAACAAGTCTAATTTCACTTTCGTTGTCTATTGAAACAATCTTTGCCATTGTACTAATGTTGCTAAGATTTGATTCTATCGATATGTCTGCAGAACCAGCAGTAGTAATTTTGTTAGTATTAATAAGTTTATTATTTCCGTCAACAATTAAAGTTGAATCGTCACTAAAAACACTACCTTCTAGGTCACCGTCGACTGTACCAATATGATTACCGGTAGTAGTACCTACTACGTTACCTGTAAATGTTCCGCTTACTTGTGCAGCCGCAACAAGGCCTGTAGCCGCATTAAATACAACTGTACTATCTTCTGCAATAATATCTGCTTGTATTCTTTCAGCTGTAATTTGACTATTAACATTTAGTTGGTTAATCCAAGCCTCACTCCAATATTTTGTTCCTGAACCAATATTATGAGCACTATCAGTATTTGGTATTATACTTCCTGATATTTCAGCACCTAAGTTTAAAACATCACTACCAACTCCGTCACCTAAGTTAATATTACCTGTAGCCTGAATGTTACCTGTAATATTAATATTACCTGTACCAGTAATATCGAAGTTGTTTAAGTCTAATGTGCCGCCTAGTTGTGGAGTAGTATCAGCTAAAAGCGAGTCAATAGTACCAGCAATAGATGTTATTCCACCTGCTGTTGATCCGTCACCAACATATAATTGTTTAGTGTCTGTTGTGAATATTAATTCACCTTCTGCAGGTGTGATACCTAGTCTTTCTGCATTGGTACCTCTTCTAACTTGTAATGCCATCTATTTACTCCTGAATAGTATTTGTTATAGTATTTATGCCGATTACTTTCTTTTCTTCATAAAGATTTGTGTACGCTTCTTAATATCTCGTTTGACTTTGTGTGTATCTAGCCTAAAATCTATGTTTTTAATACTACTTTCGTATTCAACAAATAAATCTTCCAAAGCTGTTTCAATATCTAAAGTAGGCTTAGATCTAGACTTTTTTACGTCAATTTCCCATATTTTTCCGTCGTTGAAATATATCTTAACACTATGTAGATATTCAATAGGTACTACATCGATAGTAATATCTTTAAATATTTCTGGCCAAGCATTAACTATATCAGAGGGTAATTTGCCTTTTTTAGCCATCCGCCGTTGTCTTTGACTTACGCTTTGTAGGAACAAGTTGTTCTGCTTGTTCTCTAAGAGTCTTTGCTTCTTTAAACAAAGAATCTGCTTGCGAACGATATTGTGCCGCAAGTGCCTCATCAGTCAAGACATCGGTTGTTGCTGGTGCTGTATATGATGCTGCTGGATTAGCTACAGGTGCATCTTTTACTTCTGCAATAGTTGCTCCTTCTGGACTTTTCATAGCAAGATCGTTTACTGTAACACCTTTTTGCTCTGCAATAGTTTTATTAAGTTCATCTAATGGTAATGACGTATTATTATTTGGTGTCATTTCGATTAAGTTTGTTGCTACTTTAGTAAGTTTACCAGTTTTATGAAATGCAGCTAACATGTTTCTACCATCTGATAAAGATGATCTAGCCATAGCATCTGCAAATTCATCGGCTATTTGACCAGCATTAGATTCAATTAAATTAATTAAAGAATCGTGATCAGCTGCATCTAGTGCTTCTGTAAATACTACTAAGCAGTTATCAGGATCGCCCGGTAACACTCTATATGCTACTGCACATTTTTTCTTAGTCTTAGTTACTCTTCCGACATGTTTTAATGCGGCCATATTATTCTCCTTTTGTTCCGTCTGGAGCAGGTGCTGGCTGTTGTGCAGCTACTGCTGATAGGAACGTTTCTAGTTTGTTGTATGTTGACCCAACAGTCATCATTTCGTTTGGTTTGAATGCACCACGTTGACTTGCTACATCAATGATCTGCTTTAATGCATTAAGATCAGTAATAGTAAGTTCTGTGGCGTTTTCTTGTGCTGGCGCTTGAGCCTGAGCTTCTGTTGCGTCAGCGTTCTTTTTATCTTCGCTCATTTATTGTCTCCTGTGTTTATATAAACTACGCATATATTTACTTGTATTTTAAAAGTGGGCATGCCAAAGTGAAATACGAAAGTTCTTTAGTATCTTCAAATCCGATTTTACATACAGTTTCAGTGCTACTACCTTCTGTAATTGTTATAGTAGTTCCTATATAATATCGGCCTTTTAGATTATCATCGATCCATTTTTGTATACTACGTTCTAAGTTATATCGAAGTGGTATTTTAATGTAATCGCAATGAGGACTAGGCACTTTTAGGCGCCTAATTCCAAATAAATTTAGTGGATTTGGTTCTTTAAATTTATGCAACGTTTTGTTCATAGTGTGCTGTTATGCCAAATGGCGCTTCTAGTTCCTTGTCTCGGTGTCCGTGTATAATAAAAACCGTTTCACAATATTCTGGATCTCCCCAGCTATTCCAAGGATAGCCATCTGTAAACATAATAAACTTTTTAGGCTGTATATCATTATGTTTCATATACTCCCAGTTGACATCAAAGTCAGTGCCGCCGCCTCCGATGATTTCATAATCAAGCAAATCTTCACCGCCGTCTGCACTAAAGTCTTGTTCGTTATATACCTTTGTATCAAAGCACCATAATTTAATATTGTAAGATTTAAACTCTTCCATGATACCTTTGACTTCACTTAAAAAGTCTTTTGCTTGATGGTCGCCAATTGAGCCACTCATATCTAATCCTACACAGATATCAATTTCATCATCAAAATTCATGCCAGGAAGAATAGCACCAGTATGCCATCCTTTACGTGATGGACGACTAAAAGTAAAATCATGTTTAATAGTAGACTGGATTTGCTGTCGAATAATTTCACGCCAGTTCATTTTAGGTTCAGTAAGCTCTTTAATCATACGTTGTACTTCAGCAGGAGTATTGCCTGCTCCAGCGGCTTGTGCAGCACTAAGCATACTTTCTTTAACTTCGTCTTTGATCTTACGCATTTCTTCTTTAGAAAATTTAGGTTTTTTCTTACTTACTTTATTGCCTTTGCTATCTTGTTCTTCGCCTGCGTCACCTTCACCGTTAGCATCATCACCTAAACCATCAAGGTGTTCGTCCAACATTTCTCCAAGTTGTTCTAAAAAGTCTTGACCGTTCTGTTTTGCTTGTTCGTAAATATCATCATATACTTCTTCACTAGTCCACGTGTCATATTTAAAGTCTTGAAAACAATCAATGAAGCTGGGTTTTTCACCAATACGATCACGTACTAATAGATTATTAACAATATAATCAGCGGCAATGTTATATAACTTAGGATCACGTCCTTCTCTACGTCCTAAGTGATCAAATACACAATGTAAAATTTCGTGTGCAATAACAAATTCAATTTCTTTGTTATTCATTTTGTTAAAGAATTGTGTGTTAAAATATAAATTACGACCGTCTACAGCCGCTGTCGGGCACCATTCATCTGCGGCTAAAATACGCAAACGTGTTGCCATATTACCAAAGAATGGGTGTCGAAGTAGTAAGCCAACTCTTGCAACAATAATACGTTCTAAAACATCTACACGCATTTCTTCAAGTTGCTCTGGTGTAATATCTGGATCAGGTGTCCAGTGCTTAGTACCTTCTACATTATATAATACGTCTTTGATCATTGTGCCTATTCCTAATTGTTATACTTATAGTATACACATATTTACACTATTTGTCAAGTGAAAATGGGCGTTTTTATAGAGACGCCCAACTCTTTTATGGTTACACCTGTTGTGCAGCTGTAATGTACTTGCCAAAACGTTCATGAAATTCATCAAAACATTCTACTTCATCTGGATCGATTGGTAGTGAATATTGTGTAAGAGCAAGTTTAATACCCATTACAACCAATTCTGTTTCGAAGTTATCCATTGCAAAACGTAAAAAGTTATTAACTTTATCGTCAAACTTTTTATCGTTCTTATCGGACGCTTCTTTAAGTTCATAGCAGAGTGAGACAGTTAAGGAATACATGGCACTGATTTCTTTTGTCTTCATCTCTTTTACTTTGCCATCCAAAATTTCTGTTGGATTAGGCATTGTTGACGCTACTTTACGGTGTGCCATAAACTTTACAGCAAGGCCTTCGCCTACTGAACCACTAACTAAGTCTGTTGTGGTATTTTCATCATCGTCATCTTCGAGTAGTTCACTTACAAAAGACCAACTACGTGGTGTTGCAAAAGAACGACTAGGTGACTTTGGATCAAAATCATATAAGTCTTTCTTACTAAAAGTAAGATAACCTACAACATCGTTGTGTATCTTGTTTTCAACAGCCCATGCAAACCAATCATCAAAGTTTACAGCAAGCTCAACGTGTACAAATCTATTTGCTAACGGAGCAGGCATTCTGTATGTAACACCTTTGTCAGCTTCTCTGTTACCTGCCGCAACAATAAGTACATTGTCTGGCAGTTTATATTGTCCAACACGTCTGTTAAGAATAAGTTGGTAAGCAGCTGCTTGTACTGCCGGAGCCGCAGAATTCATTTCGTCTAAGAACAGCACAATATTATCAAATTGTGCAGCAAACTCTTCTGTTGGAAGTTCTTGCGGCGGTGCCCATGCCATTGTATTGTCATTCGCACTATAATACGGAATACCTTTAATATCAGTTGGTTCCCATAATGATAGTCGAACATCAATTAGATGTGAATTTTTTAGTTGTTTAGTGATCTGTCCTACAATATCAGATTTACCAATACCTGGAGGACCCCACATAAACAACGGACGTTTCTTCTTGAAAGCACGTAGAATGCTTTTCTTTGCGCCATTTGGCGATACTGTGCGTAGTGCTGTAATATTATCCATTGTGTATTCCTCTTGTTTAGTGTTCAGTGCCATATCTAATTTCTTAGTATGTATATATAATAACACCGTTTTGACTAAAGGTCAACCACTTTTGGATTCTTTTTTCTGCCTAGTAAGAGCTTTTTGTAGCCCATATTTACGTACATCTCCGCTAAAAAGGCTTAATTCCATAGCCTTTTTTTCGTTTGTAACTATAATACATCTTGGAGCCAAATAATACGGACAATCTATAAAGTTATCCATCCATATTATTGTATTAGTTGTAAGTTCGAATTCTTGGGGATATGGTATTTCGTAAGTTTGTAAATTTATTTCGGTTGTAATAAATTCAAAACCGGCATCTGTAAGACGAAGTCCACCTGTGTCTTTTTCTCGAGTGTTCTTCCACCATAGAGGAAGGTACTCTTTTACAGATAATTCACTTATAGCTTTACCTGATTGTTTTAAGAATACTTTTGTGTATGTTTCTTTCCAGTTCATTCTTCAACAGTTTCACCTGAAGTTAATTTAACAACAGTAAATAGGTCTGTTTTAAAAAGAGAATTCATTTTTGTAGCAAGATTGTGTGCATGCCCCGGATTTGAAAAACTTGTTTTTTTGTATTTAGGTCCTGGGTAGCTTGTAAGAACGTTTGAACTTTTTAAGTTAAACGGAGCGTTTTCGTAAAACACAGCCCAAATGGCTTCTGCTTGTAATACTTGATCAGCTTTATACGTTTTTTTATCAATGTGTTCTGCTAATACAGTTGGTTTTGGTCTACTCATATGCGTTCCTATCTTATTAAGTACGCATATATTTATCCTTTTTTAGACAACTTTTTAGACCAAAAGTAGTGTATAATTTTATATATAGGATAAGGTAAAGGTATATTATAACAGTGTTTGCCACGTACAACTAAAACGTCCCAAGTCCATTGTCCTTGAATATGTGTAAATCCTACGATACCTAAACTGAATTTTCCTATTACCAATTAGTACCGCTATCCATCTTAACTTGTATTACATCATCGGCACCTGAGTTTTTACGTGCAAGTATCTGTTCAAGATCACCATTTAATCTAGTCATTACTTCGCCTAAAGTAAACGCAAGTCTTTTTGCTTGTTGGGCTGTTAACTTTATTTCTTTTGCTTGACTTGCATCAGCACTCTTAACTTGCGAAATAAATTGCTGTATAGGTGCTGTATTTAACGGCTCATTTTGTGTTGACACGTGATAACTCCGTTCTCATTTCTAGTTCAGTTTTAAATGGTCCTCTATAGTCATAACGTTCTATAGTTATAAGTTTAGGACAAAAACTTTTAACCCAACCCTTTTCAAAACGTATTGTATAATATCCTGCACAGTATAAACTTTTACTTTTTTTACTTTTTGTAAATAATGGCAATTTACGTTTTACGTCATACATGTCATTGTAAGGCAAACAACTAGTCGGATATGTATTAACAATTTTTTCTGGCTCAACTTCTTTAATTGCTAAGTCTTGCCAACTAACTTTGCTTTGCAAAGATTTTTGTATTTCTAGCGTATCGTTAAAAAATCTACTTCCTTTAGAATCACTAAGCATATATTGCTCGTCATTGAAACTAATAGTTCCTACATTCCCACTGTTATTAGATAAGATCCAAAATTTGTTTTTTACTATTTCTTTTGCTTTCATGTTGGATACCTCGCTTGTAATGGTTCTGCAAATGTTTGTGCCTGGTCTGCAATACGTTGCATATCCCATTTAGCACAGAATTTCATAAGACGCATACCAACCTGTTGTACTTCTTTAGGTGTCATGTGTTCTTCAATTATATTGTTAATAATACTTCTAATATTATCGGGTTGTGCTGTCAAGTCACATAGTGTAACATTACGTTGATAGTCATCAAGTACACGATGTTCTACACCTTCATGATCAGTCCAACGCTGTAACATCATGTTATTCCAGTTATAGCCTTTAGTATCTTTATCTGCAAATGCTTCAATAAGTCCTACTTTGTTCTTAGTGCCTTTCTTACGTACACCTGGATAAGCACTAAACACATTGTCACTAGTGTCACCACGCATGCATTTTTCAAACAGCATAAACGCAGGATCAGGTGCAGGCTTTTCTAATTTAGTTTTCTTATCAATTACATGATTGCCTTTGTCATCAAAATAGCCTTCATGTGTAATAGTAACGTTCTGTATACCATTATACTGTTTACAATTAGGTGCAACTAATTGTGCAAAGTCACCGTCAGTACTAATAATAACATGGTTATCGTTAGGGTGTGCTTGCACCCAACCAGCAATAAGATCATCTGCTTCTAGTTCAGGATGTCGCATAACAGTACAGTTAGTCTTGTCTGTAACAAAGTCCTTAAACTCATCAAAGCACTCCCAAAACACTTTATCTTCTTCTGCCTGCGAAGGTGTAAGTGCATCACGACTTTCTTGTCTGTTACGCTTGTAAGGTTCGTAAAAGTCCTTGCGCCAGCTACGACCTTCTAAACAAAACACAACATGATCAGCATCAAAGTCACGCCACGCTTTTTTAACACCACTAAGTGTTATATGAAATGCCATGCCAATTTTAGTGTCAATGTCTCCACGTACTACATGCCTAGCACGAAAGAATGTGTTAGCTGTATCTACTAGAATATAAGTTGCCATTAGTTTGCCTTTTTATAATTTATATATACGATTATATACGATTATATACGATTTGTCAAGCATAAAATTCCTCATCTACATAACGCTTTAATTCGTGATCACCAATATTATCTGGTACTCTTTTTTTGTAAAACAGTTCATAACTATCACTGCCATACTTACCAATTCCGTATAGTTGTGTAGCGTCTTCACCATCCCAATCTTTAAATTGTTCACTCATACGATACAATCTTTCTGCTCGTACATGCTTCATACCTAAAGGAGCAATCACTTTTTCTATTTCTCTACGACCTGCGTGTACAAAACTATCATGTGTACTCCACTTGCTAAAAAATGTAGGTAATACTGCTTTAACTTGTTTACGGTTTGTACAATTTAAACAAATAACACCAACCATATGTTGCCATACATTTTCTACTTGCTGTTGTACCATTAAATCGTCACGCATCAGAATCACTTATATGCTGGTAATCTAAATATTGCGAACACCATTCGTAAAATGCTCTATCTGTGTCCGGCCAACATTCTGCAAATGTTGGGTCATCTTTCCTTATTTTTCTGTATTCTAATCTAACTTGTTTTTCGGTCATCATTAGGAAACTTCTGATTTATCTTTATCAATTGGTACTACGTTAATATAGCCCATTTCTCTTGCAGTTTCTACACCTTGCTCACCAAGTATTTGTATAGCAATAGTTTTGAACCAACCATCTACAATTTCTTCGTTAGTTTCACCAGTGTATCCTGCATCAAGTAGTTCTTCAATAAACTGGTTATTCCAGTCGAGCTCAAAGAACCCGTTCTTAATGTTGTCGGGATTAAGTTGTGTATCTAACACAGCTACCCAAGGCTCACCTTTTGATGTTGCTTCTTCTTTTTCTTTTGCAAGAATAGCTCTGCGTTTATCTTCAGTAGTTTCTTTTACTACTTCTTTTTTACCTTGTAATTTATTTACAGTGTTTTTTATTTTATCCCACATATTTTACCATCCTGCCTTTCGTATTCTATCTTCGTTAATAGGCGCCTTCATTGCCTTTTCATGTTGTTTGTTTTTGTACTTTGTATCAAGTGCCCCACGCATTTCCGAAGAGTGAAATGTGTAGTCTTGGGGTAAATCGCCATCCTTCTGCCATACCCGCTTCCGCCACGTCTTTAACGTTGAGGGTGTATTCTTCACTGCGTCCGCCCAACGGCATAAGATATACCGGACATTCCACCCCGGCACTTCTGTAAGCGTCCACAGCTCTTTTAACTTCTTCAAAGTCGTTATTAGTAGCGACAACAAACTTAAGATAGATGTCACTACCGTCAACAGTAGTATACTCCCTAGCCACATTAGGCTTAATAGCAGTATCCCAAGGTTCTCCAGAAACTGAAAGTTTCGGGGAACAAGAC